AAACAGATAATGGTACTATAAGTTTTGGTAACATTTATTATGATGGTAAATTAGTTCAGTTCGGTACCAATGGTGCTGTCACTGGATTGATAAACAATAGCACTACACCAAGTCAGACTGATACTAGAGTCAATGGATTTTTAAATATCTATCTATACAATAATGGTTCAAGCAATCCTACTAATAGCAGTTTTACAGCACAACAAGTATTGAGCATTGCTAATGGTGTACCTTCTGCACAAGCATGGGGCGTCAATAATCTAATGAGCGATTGCGCATTCGCAATCGTCAAAGTCAAATATAGCACAGATGCAGGTACTACAAGTCTTGGTTCATTGATGGCTCAAGTCATCAACACAGAAAGTACACAGACGACAGGTGTCTATAGACCAGGTACTGCACTAAAAGATTACATGATGAACACACGCTATGGTTGTGCCATACCATTAGCACAGATTGATACTGATAGCCTAGATGATGTCAATACATATAGTGATCAAAATATCACTTACACGCCAGTAGGTGGCGGATCAGCAACACAGAAACGTTATCGCATCAATGGCCCATTAGATACATCACGCAGTTGTCTAGATAATCTACAATTCTTAGTAGATACTTGCGATAGTTGGTTGCAATATAGCGAACTACAAGGTAAATGGAAAGTAGTTTTAAACAAAGCATACAATCAGAATCCTGATGGACAGACTATCAATGATTTGTTCATAGTCAATAGCAGTAATCTAGTTGGTGGCATAGAGATCAGCCCTATCGATCTCAATGAGACATATAACGAAGTAGAAGTCGCATATCCAAACTATAACATCAAAGATCAGACAGACTATCAGATTATCGATCTATTTGATACTAATCCAACATTGTTATCACAGAACGAAGCGAACAATAGATTAAACATCACATTGCCATTGGTCAATAACGCTGTTCAAGCAAAATATCTGGCAGCAAGACGTATATTCCAAAGCCGCGAGGATCTAGTCATCAGTTTCCGTACTGACTATAGTGGTATACAAGTAGAAGCAGGTGATGTCATACGTGTCTATCATGAGACATATGGTTGGGATGCAGACAATGGATTTCCAGACGGCAAATTATTCCGTGTCAGCGAAGTCATAGAAGAAAAAGATAGTAATGGTAACTTGTTCGCAAGTTTCAGAGCATTCGAATATAATGCCACAGTATATGCAGATGATCCTGTGCAAGATTTCGTACCTGCGTTCAATACAGGACTGAAAGATCCAAACATCATCAGTCCACCATGTGATCCTGTAGTCACTAGTTTCACAGATACAGATGGATTGATCACAGGATTTGAAGTCGAGAGTTGCGTACCAGAAGAAGGTCTTGTATTGTACATGGACTTTAACTATGGTAATAATAGCAACGTATTGACGCATTTGTTATATCGCACATTACAACAGAGCAATGGTACTCCATTCACTAATAGTCCTGATATCGCTAATGGTAACGTGACTAGTGTAGTCGTAGATGTCAATGATCTACCTGCAGGTAATATATATTGGTCTGTGACCGCACGTAACAATACTGCTGGTAGACGCAGTGGTAACAGCATACAATTCAATTGGGCAGGCGCAAACATACAACCATATGATCCTAATACAGGTAATGGTGGTATCATAGGTAATCAAGTACAAGCAAATACCATATCATTCAATAATTTAAGCAATAACTTTATAGCATTACAAAGTTTAGGTAGTTATAGTTTTACTGTTGGTAATAATGGTGCCAATACAACTACGTTACCAGTGAATATCAATACTAGAGGTAATATCAGTACTGGTAATTTTCAAGTCCCTATGTATATAACTGATGTATATAGCGGGGGCGGAGGATTATATCCATATTATGATGGTACATCAAGTACTACTGATTTTTATCAAGCAAATAGTACCGCATCTTTCTTACCGTTAGGCGCTGATCAGTTAGCATTAGTCAATGGCGATCTAGATTGGTATGTCGCGGCTTTTAGAAATGCTACAAGCAATGTCACACCCGGTTTCTATATGAGAATCGAATATAATAGTCAGATTGTCAGCAATACGGATGCTGTCATACAGATGATACCATTCGTGAGAACTGCTAGCAATCCAGCAAACGTATTTTTAGCAGATACAGAAACTATGTATACATATGTATTGAGTGCGGGATTGCCGCAACGTGTAGAATTAGCAGCCACATATACTTCTAGCGCAAATATTACTTCAGGTGGTGTAGTCATGCGATTATTAAATACTGCAAATGTGGTAATGGTTACCGGTGGTTTTGCTATAGCGAGAGGTAAGACATGAGAACCATACATGTTGATGATTATCTATTTTATAGATTATTGAAAATGATCGATGAGGGTGATATCAATGAAGTCATCGATTATGCTAAGAAAGAACGATTATATGTTGAACAAATCAACACATGGCAAAGATGCTTTATAGAACGCATCAAAGAACGACTTGATCGTGAAGGTCTAGACTATGAGATTGTCAGACCCGAATAAATAATATATAGGAAACAACGAACATGAGTCTTTTACTTAACGGCGCAAAAACGATGACCATAGCAGGCACAGAGATGCAATGCTTGGAAATCTACACGGGTGAAGCATATACGTTACCCATCAATTTCACAGATACAGGTGGCAATCCTGCTAACGCATTATATCCTAACGCATGGACATTAGCAAGCACTGCTAAATTCTATACAGTAGATAATGTCACTTATAACAGTACCAACGATGTAGTTGAATTAGGTAACATCAATCTAAATGTCACGCAACCAAATGCTAACGCATATACATTAGTCACTGCATTCAGCAATGCCGCTAATGGACAAGGATATTTATATATTGGAAACAATATCACAGGTACTGCCAATACAGGTATACCCAATGTCGCATTAGCAAACAGCACGGCTAATAGTACATTAGTCATAGTGACATTGACTGTATCTAGAGAAAGCGAGTCTAACGCAAGTTTGACCAACATCAATCGTGAACCATTAGGATTCATCGTAAGGTACCAGTAAAATGCCTGAAATCAATGCTACATTTATTGTAGAACCATTTAATATCAATATCGTTCCCACGGATCCTAGCATTTCAATAACTCCTAACGTCACTGCATTAAACGTAGTGACCGGTACAGTTGGTGCTACTGGGACAACTGGTGCTACTGGGCCCGTTGGTAGCACAGGCGCTACAGGATTGACTGGTAGTACTGGTCTGAATGGTGCTACTGGAGCAACAGGCCCAGAAGGTGCTACAGGACCAAGTGGCGGTCCAACAGGTGCTACAGGTGCTACAGGTGCAACTGGTCCTGTAGCAAGCGCCGGTGGTAGTAACACAAATATTCAATTTAATAATAGTACTGCATTCGGCGGAACTAATAATCTTACATGGAATAATTCTACTAATAATTTTACTGTAGTAGGCACTACCAATATTCAACAAGCAACTGAAAAAGTAAATGTGAGTGCAACTGCACCCACAGGTACTATAAATTTTGATGTATTGAATGGCGCAATATTATATCATACAAGTAATGCTAGTGCTAATTTCACTTTAAATGTTAGGGGAAATTCTGTAACAACTTTAGATAGCATAATGAGTGATAATTCAAGTTTGACTTGCTCATTCATTTTTAAAAATGGAAACGCTAATGCATATTATGCTAACGTTATTCAAATCGATGGTGCTAATATAAACAGTTCAATATATTGGGTGAATAATGTTGAGCCTGCCAACGTTGCAGTCATAACAGCATTAGGATATTATACATTAAACGTAATTAAAACTGCTGCCAATACATATACTGTTACCGGTACTGCATTGGGAGCATTTGTATAATGCCATTACAGACCACTAGCGGAGCATTGACCGTTCCAAGATCAGCACCTTTTTCAGCCAATACTGTAGGTAATGGTTGGATAAGCATGGGCATTAGTGGTGTAGGATATTTTGCGAATGTAGGCAATGGATTAGGTAGTGGGATCGCAGTCGATAGTGGTGGCAATCTTTATGTACCAACTAATAATGCTAACACAAATGCAGGATTCATTCATAAATTCAATGATACTACAGGTAATTTAATATTTCGTGGTGATACCGCGCGCGGACCCGGTGTGTCTACTAATGGAAATATAGTAATCAGACCAGAAAATTATGCATTTACTTCAAATGGTACTCCTGCCTTTCAATTCGATATAATTTCTATGAATGCTAATAGCAGTACCACTAATACTGCGGTAATAGCAAACGGACCATATATAAATGCATCATTTTTCATATCAACATATGGCAGCAGAGCAGATTCTTCTAATAATTTTTATAGTTGGTATAAAGTAATACCAACTAATTCAGAAAGTCAAATCGCTGTCACGGATGCGAATAATACATTAAGAGCCAGTATAGCAGTACAAAGTACATTGGGTGTTTTATCTCGTATAGAGCCAAAAGATTTTAATTTTGATCCAGGTGGAAATATCTATGTTGCGGCACAAGTTATTGGTAATTCGTATACAGGCAATTATGTCATAAAATGTACTAGTAATGGATATGCTTTTACACAACAGTGGGCAAAGGAATTTGATAAACCAATAAAATACGTAGCCGCAGATAACAATTATTGTTATGTCAGCACTGATTTTGTCACTCCTGCGAATTCAGGTATTTTAAAATTAGAAGGCAATACTGGAAATATATTGATAGCAAAAGGATCTACTGGCGGTGGACTAGCATTACAGATAGATGATACAGGAAATATATATGGTTTAGGCGGTACTGTCATATGGAAATTTGATAGCAATTTAGATATAGTTTTCGGAAGACGTTTAAATCCTACGGTATCAACTTCGGGGCCTAGCGGAGTTATAGGTCTTGAACTAACTTCAAATCACATGTATGCATCATTTACTGGACAGGGTACTGTAATCAATTATAAATTACCTAAAGATGGTACTATTCCGGGTTTTGGTATATACAAAGTTGGGACTAATAATGTAACTTATCAAGATTGGATCAGTACTGCCAATATTGGAAATATAGTGATAACTAATTTTTCTGGTGCTAATATAATTGCTGGTGGAAATGTGGTCGCTAATGTCAATGCATCAAGTTCCACAACAACATATTCATTTGCTAATATTTTTAGTTTTAGGGAAGTATAAATATTAATATAACACCACATAACTGCGAGATAGCAGAGTGTGGTCAATAATGCGAGGAAGCAGAGATGGCAAAATTCAGTCAGAACACGCTCAATCAAGTCGGTGGATTTGATGGGCAAGTACTAGCACAAGAACTAGTATACAATCAAAAAGATTTCTGGAATCTAGTATGGTCAAACATCACTAGTTACCCAAGTGGTTGGCAGACAGGCACTACACCAATCAATCTTACAGGCGCTACTATAGATGTAGAGATCATACGCCGTGCTATAACAAATTTCCGTGATAGTCGTAGTGGATATGACTTCACTATATCAGACTATCCATTAGTCAGCAAGATAACTGACATCACAGCGACAACTACAGGTACAAATGTATTGACTTGTACTTCAACAGCAGAACTATTCATAGGCATGCCTGTACAGTTTCGTGGAACAGTATTTGGTGGTGTGACTATCAATACGACATTCTATGTCAAAGAAGTCATCACAGATACGACATTTACTATATCTGCAAGTCGTGGCGCGGCACCAACATACACTCCTGGTGCTGTATTTGCACTAAGCACAGCGACTGGTACTATGACCATGAATCGCATAGAAGCATTGCCCATAACATTGACTACTACAAATCGTGTCGATGCTACAGGCAGTTTCACAGTAGTAATAGATGAAGAAACATGGTCTACAATAGGTCGTGATAGTCTGCAAGTCACATATTCAGGTCTACCTGGCGATCCTGATCTTAATATCAATGCTACAGATCCAGCGTGTTTTACAGGTAGAATAAAAATCAGTTTTCCCGCGAGTGGCACTACTCCTGCTTATGATGAGAGCATATTCTTATTGTTCTTAGTCGCAAGCGATGGCGTATATAATTAAGGAGTCATTGACATGGCAAATCAAGTAAATGTTAATGGCTCAGGTGTCGTACAAGTAAACATTGAACCCACACCAAATGTAGTAGTACAAGTAGATCGTGCAATCGTACCACAAGGTCCTATAGGTCTAACTGGTGCTACAGGTGCAACTGGTCCACAAGGCGCTACTGGTGCGCAAGGCGCTACTGGACAGACTGGAGCGACAGGTGCGCAAGGCTCAACTGGAATACAGGGCGCTACTGGACTAACCGGCGCGACAGGACAGACTGGCGCGACAGGATCAACAGGCAGCACAGGTCCACAAGGAGACACTGGAGCCACCGGACTCACGGGTGCTACAGGACAAACTGGTGCAACTGGCGTACAAGGACCTACAGGTGCTACAGGCATACAAGGCGCGACTGGACTAACTGGAGCGACAGGATTGACTGGTAGTACTGGTCCGCAAGGAGCAACAGGTGACGTTGGTGCTACAGGTTTACAAGGAGCCACTGGTCTAACAGGCGCAACTGGCTTAACAGGTGCAACTGGTCTAACAGGAAGTACTGGCGCAACTGGCGAAGCCGGCGCAACAGGCGAAACAGGCGCAACAGGCTTGACTGGAGCAACAGGTCTAACAGGAGCCACTGGCTTGACTGGTGCTACAGGCGAGACTGGAAGTACTGGTGCTACAGGTATACAAGGACCAATTGGTGCTACAGGTCTTACAGGTGCTACTGGACAGACTGGAGCAACAGGACTAACTGGCGCTACTGGCGTAGCAGGACCTACTGGAGCCACTGGATTGACTGGTGCTACGGGCGATGTTGGCGCTACTGGTCTAACTGGAGCGACTGGCTTGACAGGTGCAACAGGACTCACAGGTGCTACTGGATTGACAGGTCCTACAGGAGCCACTGGTGTAACTGGCGCTACTGGCGTAGCAGGACCTACAGGAGCGACAGGTCTTACAGGTGCTACAGGTCCTGTAGCAGGATCAAACACAAATGTCATCTATAACGATGCAGGTAATGCTGCCGGTAGCAATGCGTTTACATTCAATAATACTACCAATACAGTAACAATGTCAGCATTGGCAATCAATGCAAACATCGCAAACTCAAGCACATGGCAGTTCAATGGTAATGGTATAACAGTTAATACTGCGTTAGGTAACCAAAGTTTCATTGAAACTATAGATGTCAGTGCAGATCCAAACAATCAAACTATGGCCTATATAGGCGATGGAGTCGCTAATGGATTCTATACAAGAGCATGGTATGCTAATGTTGGTGGCAATTTATTATTCGCAGGTCAAGAAGCATTCATACCTGTAGGCACAGGTACCACGACAGATAAAGCGACAGACGCTAGTTGGCAGATTGATACTTTTACAAATCAAGGTGATCTTGCTAATGGCGATATCACTACAGCAGGTACAGTATCATTTGGTGGTGCTAGCATAAGCACACTTGGTAGAGTACCAAGCGGTACAGCGACATGGTTCAGCACACAATATGGAAGTCCTACCAATCAAGCAGATTCGTTAGCATTGAGATATATACGCCGTCGTGGTAATAACAATGCAAGATTGAGCCTAGAACCAGGCGACTATATTGGTAATTTAGAATGGCGTGGTGCTCAAGCCAATGGTGCTGCACCAACAGGTAATCGTTGGGCAAAGATAGCACCTAGAGTAGATAGCAGTTATGTAGCAAATACAGCCGCGCAACCTGTAGGTATAGAATTGATAGTCACTAGCAATACTGCTATGTTGACGCATAGTTTCTATGCTAATGGTAATGTAAACTTTGCAAATAGCATCACTGCTACAAATGCTACAATAACAGGTAACATTAGTGCCAATAATGCAAATATTACTGGTATCAGTAATTTAGGTGATGTTGGTAATGTAAAAATTACAGGCGGTAGCAATACATTTGTACTAAGCACAGATGGTACTGGTAATCTAAGTTGGGCAGCGAAAGATAGCGGTGCTACTGGAGCAACTGGTCCTATAGGTGCAACTGGTCCTATAGGTGCTACTGGTTTAACAGGAGCAACAGGACTGACAGGACCCACTGGTCCTACAGGCGCAACTGGATTGACTGGTGCTACGGGAGAAACAGGCGCAACAGGACTCACAGGTGCTACTGGCATACAGGGCGCTACAGGACCACAAGGTGCCACTGGTATAACACCAACTGACATGAACATCACAGGTAATCCTGCTAATGGCAGTTATTACCCAACATTTGTAAGTGGTACAGGCATACAAACAGTTTATATAGATGATACTGGCACTACATTACAATACAAACCTAATATAGGTCAATTAGAAGGAAACAATTTATATTTTAGTGAATGGTCATATGATGGCGCTGCGATTACTGGTGCAGCCAACGTATTCTATATCAAAACAGCAAACGTAAACAGAGTCGAAGTAGGATCAGCAAATACAAACATATTGACAGGAAATTTAGTTGTCAATAATGGTAATATGACTCTAGCAAATGCTAATAGCATATATGTTGGTAATGCTAATGGATTGACAAATCTACCTACAGCAAATCTTGTAGGTGTTGATGGTAATGCAAGCAACATACTTTATGGTAATGGCGTATTCGCAAATGCATTGACTACAGTAGGTGCTACTGGTGCTACTGGTCCACAAGGCGCTACAGGGCTTACCGGACCTACAGGTGCAACTGGTCTAACAGGAGCAACCGGTCTAACTGGTGCTACAGGATCAACTGGACCACAAGGTGATGTGGGTGCGACTGGACTCACTGGTGCAACAGGAGACACTGGAAGTACTGGTGCTACAGGTATACAGGGACCAATTGGTG